CAAATACCAAATATTGTCCCATCTACTAAAGAATCGTCCAACGTCCCATCTACTGTAATTTAATAATACGAGCTTTAAAACTGAATGTTTTAAAGTTATTATTATTAAATAACAAACAATGGCATATATGTTTGATATTAAAAGTGTAGATAAGACAACATTAAAAATTTTGAAACAAAAATCTGTTTTAAAAATTCAATCAAAGGGATCATACTATCAATCTGAAGAATCTGTTAAAATAACTCGTCTTGAAAAAGAAGATGATTCGTTTATTGCATATATTCCATTTTCGATGGGTATTGACTATTTTAAATTTAGGTTTTTACCATTGAGAATAGATTTGGTTCAATTAGAGTGTAAATTTTTAGGATCTTTACGTGATAAACAAATAGAATGTAAACGCGATGCTATTTCTTCATTGGAGAAAACACATGCCGTAACGCTCTCATGTTATACAGGATTTGGAAAAACAATAACCTCGTTAGCACTTGCACACAAAATAGGACTTAAAACCCTTATTTGTGTAACAAGACTAGTATTGCTAAATCAATGGAAAGATCAGATACTAAAACATTGTCCATCTACAAACGAATGCATTTCATCTTGTTCTATTATTAAACCAACTGATTATAGTGGTGCTACAGAATGTAATTTTGGTATTATCAATGCGCGCAATATAGAAAAAATAGATTCTAATGTATTGAAATCATTTGGTACTGTTATTATCGACGAAGTACATTTAGTATTATCAAAGAAGACATTTAAAGGATTATTACATTTAATACCTCGTTATATCATTGCTCTAAGTGCAACTTCGTATAGAAATGATGGATTAGATGCTCTATTTCCATTATTTTTTGGTCAGGAAAAAATAGTATATAAACTATCTCGTTATCATATAATTTATCGTGTTAATACAAATTTTATACCGAAACCGGAATATGATATAAAAGGTAAAATTAATTGGAATAGTATTCTACAAGCTCAAGCAGAAAATGTAGAACGCAATATGTTAATATGTGATATAGTATCCAGATTCTCTGATAGAACATTTCTTATTTTAGTTAAACGTATAAAACAAGGAGAATCTTTATATTATATGCTACAACAAAGAAATGAAAATGTTGCTACACTATTTGGAATACAACAAGATTTTGAACGCAATTGTAGAATACTCATTGGAACCAGTAGTAAAATAGGAACTGGCTTCGATTTTGCAAAATTAGATACTCTACTATTAGGATCAGATCTTGTAGAATACTATATACAATTCTTGGGAAGAATTATGAGAACTAGTGGCATACCAATCGTCTTTGATCTAGTAGATAAACATAATATACTTGTAAAACACTGGAATACAAGAAAAAAAATTTATTTAGATCATGGAGGTACAATACAACAATTTAATGATTAATGGGCAAATTGAATTACTATTGTTTTTTTTTTGATTTATTACCTTGCGGTACGTACAAGACACAATCCACAATGAACCAACAAATCATCCATGTCAACTATTACGACGAAGGATATAAATGTGAAAATTGCAATGAATGGCTAACTACAGCTGAATACGAAGAAAGCCTATACATAATGTACTATAGAGGTAGAATAATGTGCACACAATGCTCCAAGAGCTTCGAAGGAGTAGATTGGAGATATGCGTGCCACCATCTAGGTATTGGGCATTTGAATGGGCATCTGGGATTCATATGCCCTAGATGTGAATACTCATATTGTAAGAGCTGTTATGATAATTTGGTAGAAACAAAAAAATGTAGTGGATGCAATGAAGAAGAGCACTGCATTTACTGTGAGCACCGTGAATGTAAAACGTGTAAAACAAATAAACAGAATCATTATAATGTTTTTTCGCAGGTATTAGATGAACTGAAAGCAAGTCCACACAAAGAAACCCTCCAGGCGGTATAGACCATCTAAAAAGAAATAGAAATGTAACTGCAGACAAAATCAAATGTAGATTTGGTGACCATTTCCTTACAAAAATACATATCATACAAAGCTCAACCTGAACAAAATAGAAATGCCTCTCAACCTAGGTATATGGAATGCTTTGCTCATCACCTCCACGTGGTGCATTCTGGGTAACGCAAAGAATGAGCAATGGTTTTTAAAATACAATGTATTTAAAAACTGATGAATAATTTAGCAGGATATTCCCAGCCCAAATTGAATTAATATTATTTGTCTTTGATTTATTATCTGTCTCCAGCTCCAACATATTGATGATTTAACACCTGAGGAGCGTCAGTTGGTAAATTGAATTAATATTCTTTGTTTTTGATTTGTTATCTTGTTGCTAAACGTCAACAGCGCCAACAATCATGCCTGTCAACCACGAAGCACACACATGCGAAATGTGCGAAGAAAGACCATGCGCAGTTGGCGGCAGACTATGCACACAATGCTCGAAGGACTTCGAAGGCGTAGATTGGAATTGGACATGTGACCATTTAGGTGTTGGGTATCTGGGTGGGCATCTGGGTCTCATATGCCCTAGATGTGAATGCTCATACTGTGAGAGCTGCTACTATTCAATGGAAACAAAAAAATGCACCAGATGCAATGAAGAGCACTGTGAGGACTGTGACGATCAATGCACTACATGTATGAACGAGCTAAACGAACAGAATCATGAGAAAGCCTTCTCCTCGGTGATACTGGATGAACTGCACAAACAGAATCATTCCAAGAGATTCTCGCCAGCATTGGATGAACTGAAAGCAAGTCCGCCCAAAGAAAACTTTCCAGGTGGTATAGATTACCTGGAAGCAAAAGCACGATTTGAACTTGGCACATACTGATCCAACATACAAAAGAAATCAATATAAAAAACAAGATTACAAATATACATGCCAGTTTTGATTATAAGCCAATAATGGGCGCATACAATCCCAACCGAACAAATAGAATGGTCCACTCAACATATAGGTATATGGAATGCTATGCTCATCACCTCCACGTGGTGCATTCTGGGTAACGCAAAGAATGAGCAATGTTTACATTGTTTTTAAAATACAATGTATTTTAAAAACCGAGATGAACCAGTAGATATTCTTCAACCTTATTTCAATAAAAATTATTTTCACTTGAAGGAAACTAACTGAAATTGATTATATATTTACTCATATCTAGAATATTATGTGTACTACACATTGATACGGCCGATATGGAGCATAGCAGACAATCCGTGTATCTAAGTGACTTTATCGTTGGGACATCTGTGGCCCCAACACCCATCGAGACCGATGTCTCTCAGTCAACAGAAAATCAATACAAAAAAACAAGAATGTGCATCTACTTGGATAGATGCAGAAATGGAAAAAACTGCAACTTTGCACACTCAGAACAAGAATTGGTCAAGATCAAATGCAGATTCGGAGATAGATGCCGCTACAAAGATACATGCCAGTTTGATCATACTCCCACAACTGCCCCTCAGCCCAAACCCCAACTCGAACAAAAAATGCCAACATACTCGGACTTTCCCTGCCTCCAATAAAATACAAGTATCCCTATATTAACCATACTAAAGAAATTTGATTTAATATAAATTATTAATGCTGTATATATCCACAATACAAGATGCCATTCGGAACAAAGCTCGATAATTATTCAGAACAGGTGAAGCAAAGAGATGCCGAACGCGAACGCTCAGCCCAAGACGCCAGAGCCAGAAATGATGCAGCACAAAGATACAATGACAATTACAGAGGAAAAGAAAATAAAAAATAATACAACATGTTTTAGATAGATACTCGTATGACCAACCACTCGCGTACTAAAATCATGAAAAAAATTTTATTCAAACAAAAATGCGGAGTAGAAAATATCTTCCAGCAGTAGCTTAAACCAATTACCCGCTAAATCCGAGAATTTATTTATTAAATACCAAATTAGGCCTTTTTTTTAAATCCTCGGATTTAAAAAAATAATTTGATTAAAGAAAAATAAATCAAGTATACACAAAGCATAACAATGAAACAAAAGATAAAGTATGTCCCCCTGGATCTCAAGCTCATCAAAGACCCATCCCCAATACCCAAACGAAAAACAAGAATGTGTAAATTCTTAAAAACTTGTAAAAAAGGTGATCAATGTCTATTTGCACATTCAGAAAAAGATATATATATACCAAAATGCAAATTCGGATCTAACTGTAATAAAAAAAATATATGCAAATTTGATCATACAACACAGGAAGATGAAAAAAAAAATATAATACCTATACCTCAACAACCCCCACCCACCACCCTAGATTTTCCAGAGCTATGCAAGGCAGAATATCACGCTGCACTACAATATGATAAAATTAAAATTTTTACCGAAGACAGTTTTATTGATGCATCTAATCTTAAAAATGCAATACATCAATACAGAAAAAAAATATCAAATGTGTATGTATTTAGATTTTAAAACATGAAATAGTAAAATCATGAAATTGATAATTGTTTATTATAAACATATATATATAATATGTTGGGAAGAATGCGAAAGATAAATCACAACGGAACATACCTTCCATTTTATGGATACACATGTATTGCAAAAATAGAAAACAAAAATACTTTATGCATTGAAGACTTTATCAAAACAAGTAAATTAGGTTTATTTTATTCAGCTTTACCCAATTGCAGTTATCATGTAACACTATATAATATTTATAATCATTCTGATATACCTATAAAACCTATTTGTGATTGGAATCCAAATTTTATTCCAAAACATGATACATGGATACCAGAACATGTACTCGTATCACATCACATCAAAGCATCGGAACATTGTAAACAAATACAATATTTAACAATATATCCTCATAAATTATACCACCAGGGCTCATTAGGATTTACATTAAATTTGGATTCGACAGAACGTGAGAAAATTTTTTCATTGAGAAAATCTCTTGAAAAAATTTATTATCATGACGATTCGAATCTTAAACTCTTTCACATAACATTTGCGTATCAATTCAAACAAATAGATATAGACATTTCACCAGAGTTACAACATCTAGACCAATTAATACAAGATAATTTAAGTTCATCTCACACACAGCAGCCTGATATTTTTTTATTTCGAAATATGACATCATATATACCATTCCAATATTTTTACACCGGTTGAGTAAAAAAACAATTGTTTTAAAACAAAACTTTGTTTTAAAACTTTAAAGAAGAGAATAAATGATTACTACTACGATACTAATTTTATTTTTATTATATCTAATGTACAGATTTAAACCGATTTTGTTCATCTTGATAGAACAATTATGTAAGATGTTAAACTTGATGGTTTTAAAATTTAAATATAATACTCCAGTATATGATGGTACAAAATTTACAATTTCATATTTGTATAATTCTCGTATATACACCATACCCATAGATATTACAAATGTTGATAAAAAACGAAAATATTTTATGATATACAAAAAAAAAGATATTACATGTTTATTATCCAATATTATTGGTCCAAATCATGATTTCCATAAACGATACGTAACTCCATCCGATCTAGGACTTGATGATGATGTTAAAATTTTTTTCAATATTGGAGATTGTATTACAATATCAAAAGATGATTATTTTCCTGTTAATCTAATTAAATAATTAGATAATGCCAACATATCTTTAAAATCAATATTAATTATATCCATTATTATATTTTTTATAGATTGATTACTTATTTTAATCATATTATGCAATAAAAAATTTATATCATACAATTTTGACGCTGGTGTCGTTTCACAAATAGTTGATAATTCATAATCTATTATAACTGGATCATAATTTTCTGTTATTATAATATTTTTAGGATGTAAATCGTTATGCACAAAGGAATATTTATTTTGAACATTTACAAGCGCATCGCATATACTGTGACATATATAAGCAAATCTCTTGACGCTTAGAGAGTTTTGTTTCAGCGCCAAGTCCAAGGTTGTGCCGTGTTTATAGTCTAATAAGATCCATGAACAATTATTAATTTGTACTATTCCATATATTTTCACAAAATTTTGTATATTGCCTATACATGTTCCTACCACGTATTCGTTTAATGGATTTGTTGATTTTTTAAGTATTATTTTTTTATCAAAAAAATATCCTATATAACAGCCATAATGAATAATTTTATAAAATTTAAGCCATTCGTGTATCGAGTTAAATAAGAAAGGAAACATGCATTCTTTAGATGTTGTATACCTTTTACATATTGGAATGATGAATTCAGAATCGCGCGTGCACAGATTGCAAAAATGTAATAAAAGTTCCAAAGGTCCGCATCTTTTCAGATACAGAAAAAGAGATATGTAACCCTGAGTATATAGATCCAAAATTTCATTGTATGAATAATACAAGTGTTTTACCATGGCTATTTGATCGCATCTCGACTTGAAGTTATCTGTCATTTGATTTTAAAAATATAAAATTTTTAAAATCACGAACTACATTTACCTGCAAAATCTAACATCTTATTTATTGGTATATTGGCTAATAGTCCAGAGCTTGATAATTTTGACAAAATTTCAAACTTTCTATTCATTAGATCATCAATGTGATTTTCCAAAATCATGTTCAATAATTCTATAATTTCTAATTTATGTATTGTGCGATTTTCTTGTGTAATCTGATCGGGTATAGGGTTAACTTGAAGATATTGTTTTAATTTAAGACATGCAACTTTTGCCAGTCTATCGATATCGAGTTTTTTAGATTCAAACTGTTCAAGCTTTTCCGATATTTCGGGCTGCAGCGAAGTACCGATCATTTCTATAGTATCACTTGTTGATTTGTCATTGCATACCGTTAATTTTGATTCTATAATACTTTCAAACTGAGAGAAAATATCTTGTAGATATATTTCCTCTGCAGATTTTCCTCCATCCATCAATCTTAAAATATTATTTAAATGATCAAAAATAATTTGTGTATTATCATCATCTTTATCTAAAAAGAATTGTATATCGATCTCTGCATCCTGATCAAAAATAAAAATTGGGGGATTTAATTTTTGTCGTGAAATGATTTCTGCACGATTTTTTTCACAAAATTTAGTTATTAGTTCGATACACTTTTCAAAATTTGTATTTAGAGGTCCAATTATTTCTATATATTTTTGCAAAATAACAAGTTTTTCAACCAATTCTTCATCGCTATAAATATCAGTTATTTGTGTTATAATATCCGAAAATCCACAGAATATATTATACTTTGTAACAGATTCCATTTATTTATAGTTATCAAATTTGAAAAATTTTTGCATGTTACATTCGTGTATTTTAAATTCTGAAAGAAATTAATAAAATCCCATTTGTCTATACGCCATGCGTTCTGGATTAACATCTACAAGCGGATTTTCCTGCATGATGCGCTCTCTCGTAAGAAGTGCTTGTTTGACACGTCTTCCCTCCGCATCCTGAGCATAAAGCTGAGAATACGGCATTCCCGGTTGATGTGGAATGGGCTGCATTTCTGATCGTGGTATATCATTAAATGGACCTCTTTGACACCCATTAAATCGTAAATCAGATGGCAATGGGCCATCCATGTCCGAATACCCTTCGCGTATATACGCCGAGTCTTGTAAACCAAAACCAAATCCCTCGATGGTTTCATCGTCTATAATTCCGTCTGGATTTAAATTAATATACTCATAATAATGAGGTCTAGAGACAGCATTCTCTATATAGATACGATCTGATGCAGTGTTGCATCCTCTAGATTTTGTCATGAATGAGTCTGCGCATACCTGTCTTCCCACAAGATCAGTGCCTCCAAATCTGGGACATGTCCGCCTATCTGGCCCTCCTAAAAATCTATCACTTTCTATTTTATCCGCGTTTCCTGTATTTACTTTACACGTGCGTATAGCAGATTCCAATGAAGTCAAGCCTCCTGACATTTATTCCATTACAATTTAAATTATGATAAATATGATATCCTATTTTTTTTACTTAAAAACAAATTGAATTATAAATTAGTGCGCTGATAAGAATCAGATACTGGCCAGCATCTGAACAAACGCTACCTTGCTGTAGCACAACCAAACGCTACCTTGCTGTAGCACAACCAAACGCTACCTTGCTGTAGCACAACCCAAACGCTACCTTGCTGTAGCACAACCAAACGCTACCTTGCTGTAGCACAACCAAACGCTACCTTGCTGTAGCACAACCCAAACGCTACCCTGTTGTAGCACAACCCAAACGCTACCCTGTTGTAGCACAACCAAATGCTATCTTGTTGTAGCACAACCAAATGCTATCTTGTTGTAGCACAACCCAAACGCTACCCTGCTGTAGCACGCACAACCTAAACGCTACCCTGCTGTAGCACAAACGCCCTTGATTCACTGACAAACCAGCCAATTATGTTTAATAACACTGGGAGTGCCCCGCCTCCACCATTGGGTGGAGGGTTCACGAATGTGAGATACCGCGCGGGTCATTCGAGGTCGCATTGCATAAGAGGAGACGTGTCCCATTGGACACCCATTCTCAACCTGGGGAGCAGCAGAACTCGGGCACAAACTAACTCCAAATACCAACAAGCTCGTACACCAACAAGTTCGTATATTGTAAATAGCCGGCCGGCAGTCAGGTAGAGCTTTAGGTAGAGTTTAGGTAGAGTTTAGGATGAATTTTAAATTTAACAAATTTAAAATTCATAGTTAATTGGTTGAACGCAAACGCAAACCGTACAAATAAATGCCATCCAATATTACAAAAAAACAATCAAATCATCTATATACAATGTTATATGATATTCATAATCTATTTGAAAACCATAACATTGTATATTGGATAACTGGAGGTACGCTACTAGGCGCAATTAGACACAGAGGCATTATACCTTGGGATGATGATGCTGATATCTGTATTTTAAAATCCAGTTTACCAAAATTATTATCAATTAAACACCTTTTAACTACAAAATATAATTTTATTTTTGATAATGACAAGTTATGTTCGCTAAAAAAAGATTGTACAATTTTTATAACAGGTAAAGGCAAAGACGATCTAGGTTGTGATATATTTATAATGGAAGAAGATGTGCAGAAACGAGTAATGACATATTCGGATGTTGGGTGGAAAAAAGCAGAAACTGGAGGAAAAAAATGCGCATTCAAGATGAATCATCTATTTCCTTTGACAAAGGTATTGTTTGGTAATTTTTTATTGTATGCACCATATAATAGCATTATGCATTTAAATAATTGTTATGGAAATGATTGGAATTCTCATTCAATGTTAATATATAATCATAGAACAGGGAGATGGTATTCTGGTAGAAAACATAAAATGAAACCCGATGAATATTTATGCATCACACCTCCATGTAAATTACAATTGTAGGTCTGTAATTTAAGTATAACTTAATAAGTTATACTTAAGATTTCTTGTATGCAGACTCGTAATCCAAATAGCATACGTTTTTAGATAAAGGAACTCCTGTTATCTCTACATCAGATTGTTGTTTACTTGATAAGAATGCTTTCAGATTTTCTATAGAAAATTCTTTGGTAAATTCAGATACCGGATATCCATTTTGAAAAATAATTAATCTTGGTACATATGTTAATTGTATGTTTGAATTTTTAGACATATTAATTAGTTCAGAATTTAAAGTAAGATTCACCAGTGCTAAAGGCATAGGAGAGTTTGATATCTTGTATAGTATTGGTTTTGCGGTTTCACAAAATGTACAATCGTTTGTAAAAAAAAAGACAGATACAAGCCCAGATACTTTACATTTAAGAATTTGTTTGTTATCTTTTTCGTCTTTTTCATCTTGTTCTAGCTCAAAATCCTGAGCGTCTAATCTTTTATATATCACAGGTTCCATTTATTTATTTATCGACTTTTAAATAAATGTACATTCAGGATATTGTAATTTTGTTCATCGGTCTTTTTTTCCATATGATTGGAAAAAATTCTATATCTACAGGTATATACATAGCCCAAATAGTAGTTCTAGTATTTAAATCTATGCCAACATATGAACCCTTTAATAAAATGAAAAAAAACTCTATATATTATCCAGTTTTATCTGATCCGAATGTTATAGAATTTAAAAATTCTTATTTGCACGGAAAACAAAATCCTAAAACATTAATTGATCCTCCTATTGCACCGCCTCTAGGCGATTTAGATAATTGGAAAGCACATGAATACACAACACACTCTCATATCAACGCAAGAACTGTCCAAGATAATTCTAATCTTATAGATGATCCATATATTACAACAAATGATTGGCTATCAAGCGCTTTCCCTCAAACAGAATATTATAATATGCAATATAATAAATATCCTCAAAATGATATTGACACATATAATGCTGTCGAACAAGCCAATCCTACGCCATCATGTAAACCACGACGTTTGGATATCCGATATCCAAAATCAACAGTAGAACCATTCATATCCGAATTACAACCTAATATCTATACAGATAATCCTCCGCAGCCCATTTTAAGCAATTTAGGATTAGTAGATGATACACCCCAGCATTATACTGTATTGGCCAGTCCATTTCCAGGAAACCCATCAGAACAGATTTATGTTGAAACATCTACAGAGCCACATTTTACAAGAGGAGAAGGAAAATACAAAACTCTAGAATACGCATATGGTTTTCCTAAAAAACATCATGTAAAAGAACAACAACTGACTCCAAGACAGGATCTAAGTCAGTATTATATGAAATCAAAGATTGATATGTTTGATTATGATCAAACAGCACCGCTATATAAATTAAATCCTGATGCAGTTAAAACACATATAGATGTCACAAACAGGTCAAGATCCAATATGCAAGAAACATTAATGAGAAAGAGAAATGCAGAGGCATGGCAGCAAAGAATGTATCCTATAGATACAAATCAACGTCGAATGTTAGGAGGATCAAGAATACACTAAAAGATTATTAAAATTCTCATTCTTCTAGTAATTTCCAATGATTGATAATAAATGGAATCATTGGAATTTGGTAATGAATATGCTCCAATTGATGTTGGTATTGGAGGATTTATGGAAGGTCAAACAAAAAGAACTATACAAACTCCATCAGAACGATTTTATACAAGATTATTTGAGGCATTTGAATTATTACAATCATTAGATCCTTCTCTAGTTTCAAGAGAAATGAAAAACAAAATAGAACAATTTGCACCTACAATGAAAAATATGATTTATAAAAATGCAACAGCATTTATGCTTGGATGTGTTTGTGTAAAAGAATCAAAAATTAATAAAGAAAAATTAAATCATATATCATCAACCATTTTATCACATTTTAAAAATACTGAAAATATAACAACAGCAGATGTTCTTCGATATGCGAGATTTGCAGCAGAAAATAAATTTTAAAAAGTTAAACTTTTTAAAATTGGCATCATCGAATTGTTCCCATTCTTCAGGTTTAATGTTATATCTTTTCCCATTGTGATTTGCGTTTGAGTGATGGTGAGATTTCATTATATTTATTAAATAAATGTTGATAATAATAATTTGTGCCATCATAGGAACGTATATTATAAAAAGAGTATACGAAATACAGAGTATACAGAATATGTTATCAAGATATACATCCTTGCCTTTATTACCTGTTCACATAATTTTATATCATGATAATGTTATTGATATGAACATCAATAACATTTTAAACCAGACATATAAATGCAAAATGATTTCTCTTGTAACAAACGAAAAATCTGATTTATCTTATCTTTTAAAGCAAACATGCAGACCGATAACAATTGGTGGATTTTCTGTATTTCTAAACGAAAAAGATGCATCGGTTCCTATTACTTTTGTTTTACAAAAACCACACGAAATTATATTTCAAAATAATAATGATATACTTGAATACACTAAAATATGTAAATCTAAACAAATAGTAAACTTTAACAATATGATTATTTTTCAAAATACGATACCGTTAGATTTTCTTAATATTTATAGAAATAAATTATTATGACTACGACTTCTACAGCTATCATAGTTGTTTTACTTGGATTGTTGATTACTGTAATTCCAAGTATAAGCTGGATCTTGTGGAAGAAAATGAACAATCCAGATAGGTCAGACGAGTCAGATAGATCTGCTGTTACATTTGTTCCTACAAAACACATAGATACCGAAATGCAAGATTCGCAAATAAATTATTCTATATCACCAAGAATAGATAACACGCAAAGCATGTCGAATTGTAATGATTTGGATCCAAATAATGCATTCGACATATATGATTGCAGCGGAAAAGCAACGAGAAAAACAATTCAATATATATAACTCAGCAAGATTAAAAAATGAATACAATATACAAAAGCATGATTAGTTTAAACGTGTCCGAATGTTTTCTGTTCGTTGTTTTAGTTGTGGTAAAGTATTAAAACATATTAATCATGTTCAAAATCTGAGTCCAGAAGAAAGGATTAAATTTTGGAACGAAAATAATATCACAAGATTGTGTTGTAAAACGAGATATTTAACGTCAGTAGATGTTCATTCGGTAGAATACGAATTTAAATTTTAAAAGGGTGGTCCTTTTTAAAATTTAATTATTCTAACGCGTAGAAATGAATAGCTAAATCTTTATGTTTATGTTTAATTTTTTCTGCTTCTGTTTGGATTAATTCAACGACAGTGTTATCAAAGTTACCTATTTGTCTTAAATGTTCAGATATTGGTGCCACTATTCCCTCGTAATATGCTTCTTCGTCTAATTCTTGTAATTCTTCTCCATAATCTTGTTCTATTTCCTCGGAATCAACATCAAGTTCAATACCCTCGGCATCGAGTTCCGTTGTATCTTGGTCAATGTCCTTAGCATCCGGTCCGCCTATATCTTGATCTATCATATCGGGTATATCCTTTAATATATCTTCTTCTAAAATCTGTATTCTTATATCAGAATCTTGTATTTGTTGATATTCTTGAGTAATACAACTAACTGCAGCATAAACATGTGATTTATTTATCATTATTTGAGGATTAAAATTATATAGTGATGCAATACAGCTTAAAATAGCAGCAATAATATCTTGAGAATTAGATTTTGTTTTGGCTACGGGGAATAATATATTTTGAGTTTTCATCTTCACAGCATTAAACAAATTCCATTGTTGACATATGATTGCATATTTAAATAATTGCAACGAAAAATATTTTGTATTTTCAGTTATAGAAACCATATCATTAATAGTAATGAATAATTTATAAAAAATAGTTATTAGAAAGTTAAACAATATAAAAATTGTTTTCTGATCTATAGCATAAGATGTGGGCTCATTAGCAATTTTAAAAAAAGGAAGAATCATTGGCTGAAAAAAAGACATATCTGATATTTGTGTATTAAATTTAACATCCATACAATCCGGGAAAAAACATTTTAAAACACGTTTAACAAATTTAGAATCAGCTACGATATCTTTATTATTTTGTTTGTACCAAATTTGTACTATTTTAATTGTTTTACATACGGCAGCTAATTTTTCTTGAAATAAAATTTTTAAAAATTCGTCATATTCTATAAACGAAGATAATTCGGAATCAAGCATTAAACGTGTATCAGGAATCAAATGAGATCGTATATCGTAAAGAATATTTTTAGTATAGTATTCATCGTTGCCCTTAATACTCAAATCTTTACTATTTGTAGAAAATAGAATATCTTTAAAATACTGAATTGAAAATTTAGAATGTAAAGCTTTAAAAAGTAAATTTTGTTTATATATTGTATATACTTCTGATTTCAAGTTCTCTAGTCGTTCTTGTGCTTCTCTATTTGAATAAAATTTTCTACTTTGCTGATCGTAAATTATATTATAACATTGAGATATGCTTGTGTTGGGAAGCAATCTTCCCATAGAATATATTAAATAATGATTAATTGATGGAAATTTTATTTTTTGCATGTCTATTTCGATTTCTATAATAGTTGAATCATTCATAGGTGATAAATAATCAAAATGTGTATGCTCTAATCTTTTATTGTTATATACTAAAACATTATCATCTGTATATGGATATATCCATATAAATGTTTTAGTAGGTTGTTTTTGAGGGGGGGGTTGTTGTTTTTGAGGAGGTTGTTTTTGAGGGGGAGGTTGCCTTGGGGGTTGTCTTTTAATTAAAGTTGTGCGTCCTTTTCTGCGTTCAAGCAATTTTGCCTCAAATGGTGCAATTCCTTTAAGATCGATATTAAAATGTTCTACTGTTTGAATTGTCGATGGTATAATAACAGGATCATTTTCATAATAATTAATTTCCTCTAAGGAAGGCAAATAATAACTATTTTTAAAATTTATAATTTGGTATTCAACAGATTTAGGAAGGCCTCTATTTTCGTACAATTTCATTACACGTTCTCGTAATTTAGAAATCTCATCTAGAGAGACAAGGCCTAATTGTTGATCTATTATGCGTCGTCTTTCATGGTCTGAAATATTGGTTGTTTGTATTTCGAGAACATAATTCATAAACAATGATAATGCTTCAGAAATAATAAGCGCCTCGTTTTTATTTTTAACATCTCTTATTTTTGTCTTTCGTATATATCTAATTAATTGTATCGGATCTTTGATTATAATAGAATGACGATATTTTTGTAATGATAAAGCTGTTACTTTGTCAATTGTTATTATTTTGTGTTTACCGTATTTTTTGATTAATTCTGCTATTATTCCTATAAACCCTTTACTTTTACTTATTGGTATATAGTTTTCTAAATTTTCATATTGTAAGGCATATGTTAATCCGTGTTCACATATGTAAATATCATAATAAAAATCATCAATATTTTGTTCTTGGGGTTTTTCTTTTAAAAGCTTATCTCTGTGGTAGATTAACCAACTTCCAAATAAATTATAATATTTATCGCTAAAACCAACTCCCATGATATGATTTTCAGACATGTAGGAGATATACATGTCTCCTGATTCTAATAATGTTTTTTTATATAATGAATCGCTTGCAATTTTTGCATCTATTCCATGATTTATTGCATATGATAAAGATTTTAATTCTACATCACCTAATGCTTCTAGAAAATAATGTTTTACTTTATGAGGAGCTATATTTGCAATTATATTTTTCCTCATATCCATAGGAGGAAACATATTTGAATAAACGTAATTGTCTACTCCTTTCCATCTATTTTCGTCTATAATCAAAGTATAATTATAATCATTTCTAAGCGGGCCAAAAGGTTTATCTAAAAAATGATCTATTTTTATAACATTCTTGATATATAATTGTTGTTCATTCTTTGTACGTTGTTGCGGATGGTCTGCGAACTCGGGAACCTGGCGTAGTAGATATTCGCTAGGGAGAGGTGGAGGCTTAAGAGTAGTACATTTATATCTAGTACAAAAATATTCATCATAAAAATCATTTATAGCCAATATAACCTCTGCAGGAACTGGCATTTTAAAATAATTTAAATCAAATGGCATCGATGAATATTTGTTATAATATTGAAGAAATGGTGTAGAAAATTTCCATTCTGGAAATTTAGTATCCATTTCATTGATTATCTGCTGTAAATAATATTTTCCATATGCATACATGTTTCTATAAATTGATATTTATTATTCAGTTGCTAATTATAAATAATATACAATGACCTGTTATAATTATCTTAAAAACGATATCCATTTGACAGGTATACAAAAATTTAAATTTTTTAAAAAATTTAACAACAAAACATCGCAAGGTAGTGTAGGAGTGCTAATACATCATAAAACATCATCTAATCAATCTGATGATGTTGAACTTGAGCACGCCAAAGATTTTCTACTGGTTCACGAACCAATGAAAAATCCAAAAAAAATTGTTTATAAAATTGGAACAGAAACACCCTTTTTAGTTCAACATGAATATGATATTTCACAGCATCTTTTAGATATTGCTAACTTTATTCCAAATTTTATGCGATGCTTTGATATATTACACAGCGTGCATATAAGTTTAAAACAAAAAAATCCATTTGTAAATCCTGATCTAATAAGCAACAACAACATGAGTAGTATGTTAGATGTTTTGCTTTTAGAACATTGTAATCATGTTGAAACTTTAGATAATATCATTAGACGATATAATAAAAAACCAACAGCATTATTATCCAAACAAATAAATTCCTGTATTAATCAAGTATCTATTGCTATTTTAATAGGTCAATATGTATTAGAATTTGTACACAATGATCTCCATTTTGATAATATCCTAATGAGCAAATGTCCAGACAATACAAAATTGCTATACAAATTCAATATCCCAGGTGAAACAAAAATACGATACGCATTAATACCAACCTATGGATTGTTTCCACAGATTATAGATTTTGGATTTTCATACACAAAGAATCTAGAATTTTTATATACAGGTATACATCATGATAACAAAGGATATATTAACTACAAGTTTGATAAATATACAGATATGAAAACTATTATATGCAGATTGTTATTTTCTAAATACAATTTTGGATTAAAGTCGTCGTTTGAAAATTTTAATGAAATGGTAGATAGTTATTTTTTGCAAATGCCAATAGATCATGAAACTGGATGGGATAGAAATACCTCCTATAGTTCGGGAAAACAATTAGTTAAATATACAACAAAATACACCAAAAATAAATTTATTAAAGAAAATTTATATGATATTATTGATATGATCAATTCGTTAATTATTTTACCGCTGAAACACAAAGACTTTGGTGATATAGAGAAACATATGAAAGACTTCTGTGAATCCTGGGAAGAAGTAGAAAAATGGATATCAACCTCAAAACACAAGATATTTGTTTTAAAAATTTTTATTAATGCTATACGAGAAGAATTTGTAAAAACTAAAAAACAAACATCTGCAATATCAACGCATCAAAGATGTATTGTACAATCTATTGAAAAATATGTTAAAAGCGAAACTCCTTCATGGATAATAATATCAGACGAAGTTGTCAAAAAATTATATTTTAGTATTATAAATCTATCTGAATGTTTTGAAGGTTTTCTATTCAAACAAACCAGCATCACAACAATGAGAAAGGAAAAAGAATATCAAATTTTGGAAAAACATTTTAAAACAAGTTTCGATGTATATCACCATTTCCTAGAGCCCTTTATTTCGGATAGTCCTGTTATTAAATTAAATGATTATATTGTAGTTATGGATGCATGTAATAAAAAAACATTTTCTTGTTTTATCACAGATTTGGATTTCGTTAAAACTTTAAATCTTATTGAAGATGATGAATTAAAGGTTCATACTTTATTCGAATTTACAGAACAATAATTTTTAAAAACATCATGTTTTTAAAAATTTATGAACATATTATTTTATATAATTGTTTATATTTTGAATCGCTTATATGCGATGATCTTTTGGGAGATGACTTGCGTTTAGGCGATGACTTACGTTTAGGCGATGACTTGCGTTTGGGCGATGACTTGCGTTTGGGCGATGATTTGTGTTTGGGAGAAGACCTGCGTTTGGGCGATTTTTTTCTTTTTGAATATTTGTCAACGGCATCATCGAATGACACGTAATCAGCACGTTTGGGAGATGTTTTGCGTTTGGGTGAAGATTTTTTTTTCGAATATTTGTTAACAGCATCATTGAATGACATGTAATCAGCCAGAGGAGATTTTTTTCTTGAATATTTGTTAACAACATTTTCATATGATTTATATGCTGGATATGCTGGATATTCTGGATACGCTCGTCTTGTTGGAGATTTTCTATATTTGTTAATAGCATTATCATATGATGTATATGTTGGATATCTTAATGATTTTCCTCTTTTGGGTTGTTCTACTTCAGCATATGGATCATAATTTAACCTATCAAAAAAACTAGCCATCTTTTATTAATATAAGAATTTTTTTTGAATATTTAATAGAGGTATTGGGATAGGAGGTATAGACATTATTGGATATTCGGGATGCCATGGTCTTATAGTACCATTTTCATTGTCAAATATAAATTGTTGAGGACTAAATGATTTAACATCATATATATCAATATCTTTGTTTGATAGATAACACGATGCCTGTTCTAAAGAAGGTAACGTACTGATTCGTTCATCGTACTGTATAAATCTTGGGAGTTGATAATTCATTTATAGGACAACAAAGAAGAAATTGTAAATATTTTATTCTATACACATATAGTAAGTATGTATTTGATTAAAGATCTATTAAATTTTCCTCATCCATCCCCCTCATGTCAATGACAACGTCTCTACGTGTCTTTGGTAATTCTCTACGTCGTCCTCGTCCCTCCTCCATGACAACATCTTGTATAGGCGTCCTTGGCATAGGCAATTCTCTACGTCGTCCCTCCATATCAAAACTAGCGTCTTTTCTTCTACGAGAGGGTGGAGGAGGTGATATATTATATACTCTAGGTGGAGGTGGCATATTATACGTTCTAGGTGGAGACGGTATATACGCTCTAAGTGGAGGCGGTATATATGCTCTATGTGGAGGTGGAGGTGGAGGCGTATACGTTCTAGGTGGAGGCTGCATATTATACGTTCTACGGGAAGGTGGAGGCGGTATATATGTTCTATGTGGATGCGGAGGCGGTACATTATACGTTCTGGGTGGACGTGGAGGTGGTGCAGGCAGTGTATACATGGGAACTCCGTGTTGAGGTGGATATATAGGAGCTCTAGTAGGTGGAGGTGGTATATGCACCGCTTTATCTGAACGTATCACTATTTCGCTTAATTCTGTTGTTACACTTCCAAATGTATCAATGATCTTATAATCAGATAAAGGTCTATTGCGCCAAGTTTTGAAAATATCTTTAATAAGTAAATTAGCTAAAAATAATTTAGGATCTTCCCAAGGAGAATTAACAGATATTTTTTTAATATATGGTGTTACATAAGATTTCATAAATTTATTTTTTGCGAAAATAGAAAGAACAGATTGTATATCCAAATACATATCAAAAGTTGGGAATTCTTGAAAATTATCAAAATCGATAGAGATATCAGGCTCCGAATTAAAACCTTTCCAAAACTTGTTTACTGTTCCTTTTTTATTGGAAAGCGGAGGAGAATCTATTTCTATTATTTCGATGTTTTCTGGAATTAGCTTGGAACTGCTAGAGTGATGTTTGCCGCGTAGCAGATTATTTCCAATTTCTGGATAATAACGTGTTGTAAATGGTTCAAATGATCCATTTACAACACGTGCATTTCGAATACCTAGATTTCCCTTAGAATGTTCATATGATTGAGACATTGAATCGCTAAAATCTGTAAGATATGCAACAAATCCTAAATTCTGTATATAATAACTTTGATCATCTATATGATATACCCAATAACTGTTTTGATGATACAAATGATTAAACTTGATTAAAATATTTTTTTCTGTTATATTATTGTGTATTAAGCCATATTTTGAATGTATCATATGAAGTGCATGTAGTATCTGGAATAATGCATTTTTATAATACTTTTTTTCTTGTTTTATACTATTTAATGGTCCATCTGCAAGCTCATTTAATGTTAATGAATAAGATGTTTGAGACGTCAAACTACCTCCACAAAACAATGTTACATACGAATATAGAAAATGTGGACATTCGGCTTTTTCTAATAGTTTATTTACAAGATGATTCCATAACATTTCTTTTGGAAAATGTTTTCGCATAGCTTCATTGTACATTTCGCTAGACATTTCTTTTTCTTTTAATGCTAGAGTATATGATGTTTTCTTTATAACACCTGCATAGATATTTCCAAATTTGCCTTTCTTTATCACATCTAAATTTTCAAAATATTTATGAATATTTTTTTTAGAAAAACATAACGATTTCTCTGTAGCTACAATATTTTTAAAATAGTCTTCTATAAATTTATTTTTTTTAATCCTTTCTTTGATAGACGGATCATTGTATTGTACATATATCAAATCGCTTTCTCCTTCTGATATATAATCTGGTGTTTTAATTTGTTGACGAACGCGGGTTGGTGGTGAGTATCTCCCTTCCTCTAGACCTCGCCGGATATCACCTTCCCCTTCCTCTAGACCTCGCCGGATATAGCGATCATCTGATAGACTATTCTCTCTAGATCTTCTATTAGATAACCCGTATTCTACACATTGTATATTAAGTTTTTTTGCTGTGGGGCCATATTTGCTAATACTTTTTCCTGTTAATGGGTTAGTTACCTTGTCTTTTTTAGTTTTTTTAGCTCTTTCCCATTGTTTACATAATTCTAAATCCATTTATTTATTTATAATCTAATACACAATATTTTAACACTTTACACATCGAAGATGTTAAATAATATCAAAAGTATACCGTAACTAAGGTTTAAAAAGTTTATATATTAATTTATTTGCTAAAAATAATTCTACTCTATTTGTAGGCCATGGATAACGAATATCCAATTTCTCTATATATGTTGATAATTTACGATGTATATTAGCACTTAGTTTCATTCCTTTATGGTCTTCTGGTTGGGTTTCTCTTTTCCCACCAACAAATGTCTTTAATACATCTTGAATATCCAAATACATCGCTCTTGTGGGGAATTCTTGAAAATTATTCAAATCTACAGGAATGCTAGGCTTAGAATCAAAACCTTTATAAAATCTATTCATTGTTAAATCACTACGACCAACTAAATGACGCGATACTTCAGCTGTAACTTTGCCCCGTTTATCTATACTTGGTATTTGTTTTGTAGTAAATGGAACAAATTTATCATTAACAACTTTTGCGTATCTGAATCCTAAATCTATACCTCCGTAATCAGGAGACATTATTCGGCTTGTTCCAAAATCTGCAAGAAATATCATGAATCCCAAATTTTCTAAAGTATATACCTTATCATCTATTCTATATTTTGTAAATCCTCCCTTAGGTCTCATCGACATTAAAAAATTTTCTTTTTTAATATCATTATGACATAATCCATATAGCGTATGGATTACATATAATGAATGTAGCATTTGAAATAGCATGTTGTATTGAATTTTTTCATCCTTTACATCTTGTAAAACACCATCAACAAGCTCTATTATTGTTAAAGAACATTTAAATTTTTTAGCATTGTATAGACAATTATTACAAAATCCTGTAAAAAAAGTATAAATGAAATGTGGAGACAATCTGTTGTCTAAAATATTATTAATTAGATAATTAAAGTTAATTTCATCGGGAAATAGTCCTTTCTGTGCTTTATTAAATTCTCCATTTGTAATTTTACCTTCCTTTATAGCAACTTGACGACCTTGAAGATCGGCAGAATATACTGTACCAAATGAACCCTGACCTACCTCTACAATATCAGAAAATTTTTTTTTAAACTTTGTGGCTGTGCTTATACATGTATCGCCAAAATTATTATCTAGAGTTTTAACTTTTTTTTGTAAAAAATCAATATTTAGTAAACGTGTTTCATCGCTTTTAATATTGGATGTAACTTGGAATAAATCTGTTTTAAGAGATGATCTTTTGGGAGGTGATTTTTTAGGAGGTGATTTTTTAGGAGGTGATTTTTTAGGAGGTGATTTTTTAGGAGGTGATTTTTTAGGAGGTGATTTTTTAGGAGGTGACTTTTTAGGCGATGACTTTTTAGGCGATGACTTTTTGGGTGATTTTTTAGGAGATGACTTTTTAGGTGATGACTTTTTGGGTGATTTTTTAGGCGATGATTTTTTAGGCGATGATTTTTTAGGTGATGACTTTTTGGGTGATTTTTTAGGAGATGACTTTTTGGGTGATGACTTTTTGGGTGATTTTTTAGGCGATGATTTTTTAGGAGATGACTTTTTGGGTGATTTTTTAGGCGATGACTTTTTGGGTGATGATTTTTTGGGTAATGACTTTTTGGGTGATTTTTTAGGCGATGACTTTTTGGGTGATGACTTTTTGGGTGATTTTTTAGGCGATGATTTTTTAGGTGATGACTTTTTGGGTGATTTTTTAGGCGATGACTTTTTAGGTGATGATTTTTTTCGAGGTGCTGATGATTTATCGCGTGAATTTTTCATTTATTGATGTTAAAATTGAAAATTCCATCCAATGTCGCTATAGTAAAAATAATGGCATATACTATATTATCTGAAATAGATCATATTATCAAACGTCCAGAAGTTGTTATAGGTTCCATAAAGCCGATAATATCAAGGGAATATATTGCATCAGAAGATTTAAAACATATTACACAATGTAATATAAGTGTATCTGATGCACTAATACGAATATATGTAGAGGTACTAGCAAATGCTGTGGACAATAGCATTCGCAGCAATGGAACTTGTTCATATATTAGAATAACAATAGATGAACAAGGATCTATTACAATTAAAAATAATGGTAATGTTATACCAATAGTAAAACACAAAACTGGTATATATAATCATGAACTAGTATTTGGTCATTTGCGCTCTAGTTCGAATTATGATGATAACGTAAAAAGAGAAACAAGTGGAAAAAACGGCCTTGGGGTGAAATGTACAAACATTCTAAGCTCAGAATTTTCAGTAACAGGCACATATAATGAAAAAAAATTAGTTCAACACTGGACCAATAATATGAAAAATACAAAAGGTCCAAAAATTACAACTATAAAAAAAGCTGATAATTATACACAAGTATCATTCACACCAGATAAAAAAATATTTAATATTACATCGTTTAGCTCTGAAATAATGGGTATATTTAGAAAACATGCAATAGATGCAGCATTAAACTGTTACCAAAATGGAACAAGCGTGTATATAAATTCCAAAAAAATCAACATCAAAAAGCTTTCAGATTATGCAAACATCGTAAATGAAAATAAAAAATTATGTTTTCGTACAGAAACATCAGAATGCGTGATATGTTTGGCATTAGACACACAAGGTATGCCACAAGGTATGCCACAAGGTATGCCACAAGGTATGCAAAATATGTCATTTGTTAATGGATTATTCACAAGAGATGGTGGAAAACACGTAGATGCATGGAAGAATGCAATATTATCACAATATACCAACATGATAACTAAAAAAAAAAATTTAAAAGATATTCCAAAGTCAACAATCACAAGAATAATAGGATCTAATATTCAACTGTTTATAACGAGCATTGTGGATAAACCCCAGTTTGATAATCAAAATAAAAATAAATTATTATTACCAACTATATCATACAAGGCAGATGAACAAAATATTCAAAAATTATGCAAATGGAAAGAACTGGAAACATTATTATACGATAAACAGAAAAGCAAAGAAGATTCATGCCTAAAGGCTATAACTAAATCTCCAAAAAGAATAGCAATAAAGGATTATGATCCAGCAAATAAATGTGGTAACAATAAATGTACATTAATTTTGTGTGAAGGATTATCAGCAAAAACATATGCTGTGTCCGGATTATCAACGGGCATATCACTACAATGGAATGGCAGCAAGCTTGAAATATCTGGACGGGATTGGTTTGGCATTATGCCACTTAGAGGCAAATTTCTAAATGTTCGCAATGTAAGTAAAAGCAAAATGTCATCAAACATGGTAATTCTCAATTTGGTCAAAGTTCTGAATTTAGTTTTCGGAAAAGATTATAGCACGATTCAATCTAGAAAATCATTAAATTATGGTCAATGTATGTTAATACCAGATCCGGATGAAGATGGAATACATATAGAAGGTTTGGTTTTGAATTTCTTCCATTATTATTTTCCAAGTCTTTTAAATCCTATTGATGGAGAGTTTCCATTTTTATTTAGTATGAAAATTCCTATCATACAGGTTGGTAAACAAGTATTCTATAGCTATGAAGCATTTAAAAATTTAAACATGTCACCGCACGCAAAAAATGTTAAATATTTTAAAGGATTAGGTACAGTTTCCAATGCAGATGTAAAAACTAGATTTGGGAAAAAAATAACAGTATTCTCCACCGATCCAAAGACTGATGAAAATATGGACAAAGCATTTAAATTAGATAAAGCCGATGATAGAAAACAGTGGATACAAAACGGCGAACCATCACAATTAACATCATTAGATGTTAATGATAAGGTTATAGATATGAAAATATCTAATTTCATCAACCACCACCTTATCAAATTTAGTATTGAGCATTGTAATAGAAGTTTACCCAAATTAATGGATGGATTTAAAGATGCACAACGTAAAGTATTATATGGGTTATTATCAATTCCAAAAAATAGTATAAAGGTTGCACAGCTAGGAGCACTGGTAGCACAAAAAACAGATTACAAACATGGAGAGCAAAATCTATTTGAAACAATTGTACGCATGGCACAATCCTTTGTAGGGTCTAATAATATTAATATACTAGATCAAGATGGACAATTTGGTACTCGTATATACGGTGGAAAAGATGCAGCAAATCCTAGATATATATTTACAAAACAATCCACTGTTCTTAGACATATTTTTTTGGAACAAGATGATCCAATTCTTCCAAAATCTGATTTGCAATCAGAACCATTATTTTATTTACCAATTATTCCTATGGTTACAATAAATGGATGTGTGGGTGTTGGAACAGGATTTTCTTGTAACATTCCATGTTATAACATAAAGAATATCATTAAAACTATTAAAAAATGGCTTGTTAAAAAATGCATATTTAATATCGATCCGTGGTATAGATCATTTACGGGAACAATTACAAGTGAACAAAATAGATATGTAACATACGGTGTTGTAACACGGATGGCAAATTCCAATAAATATCACGTATCCGAGTTACCAATCGGAATGTGGTCTGATAATTTTAAAGAAATGTGCCACGATTTGCAACAGAAAAAAATTATCTCAAGTTGGAAATTTGGAAACTCGGAACCAGATCAAGTTTCCTTTATACTAGAATCGAATACCGAATTGACAGTAGAAAATCTTAAATTGCGAACATTTTTAAATATTAACAATATGACAGTTATCGACGAATCGCGTATAGTCACATTTAAAAATATTAATAGTTTATTGCAAAAATGGATGAATGATAGACTAAAATTTTATCAAGTTCGAAAAGAATATTGGTGTAACAAGTATAAAAACGAGTTACAATACTTAAAATTTAAACAACAATTTATTTCTCAGGTTATGAATAAAGAAATCTCTGTATTTCTTATCGGAGAAAAAGATATCATCTCGCAATTGAACAAGTTGAAGTATGAAAAATTTGATAATAGTTACGATTATTTGTTAACACTCAATATCAAATCATTTACAAAAGAAAAAATTGCTCATTTGAAACAACAAATATCTGACATTACAAAAAAATTAAACCTAATGGAAAATACATCAATTCAGAATTTGTGGATATCAGACCTTGAAGACTTGGAAAAAATAGTATTTGAATAAAATTATCGTGATGTACTAGTAATACGAACATCCATGTGGCACAGATATCTCAAGTTAAATTTTAAATCCCAAGGGATTTAAAATTTATTTAACACTGTGTCAAAAGTTCAACATTTGAATTTGATGAAAATTGCTTGTTAAGCTTATTTTTAAATGAAATTTTTCGTTTAGTCATCAAACCGATACTACAGCATAAGACCGCACCTCCGCTTGCAATTAGAGTAGCTGCAATTGGCAACAATGATATACCTCCAGTCATTGGTGCTGCTGATATTGCCAATACTGTTAATCCTGCAGTAGCTGTTATTGTTCCTACAGGAGGGCGAATTCAATCCCCATAGTTCCTATCGTTTTGCGCAACATCTTTTTTTATTTAACATATCTGCATATTGTGAATAGTTATGCACATATTTTTATAGAATTAAAAATCTTGTTAAATTTAGTAATAAAACTTTTAACATCTATAAACAAATTGTAAATAAATGTCAGATTTTCAAATAACAAATGTACTTGAATCCAAAATAGCTCGTGTTGAAAATAGTACCAAAGGTAATATTGTTATTTTTTCAGAAAATGGAGATATTTCTGATTCTGGAATAGCTATATCATCCATTGGAGGAGGCGGACAATCAAAACAACCAACAGCTATACCAGATGATATTGCAGTATTTGGATCTGGAATAAATCAAGGGCAAACAATTGATTCTGGATTTACTATAAATGATACCTTGCCACCATCTAATCAGACATTATGGTCTAGTAATAAAATAATATCAACGTGTTTACCTTTATCTGGAGGAACAATGTCTGGAAATATTACCATTCCGACTGGAAATATAATAACTCTAACAGACGTTCCAACTGTTGGAACATCAGCTGCAAATAAAACCTATGTAGATACTAGTATAAATACTGGTATAAACGCTCAATATCCTATCTCTATTGCAAATGGTGGTACTGGACAAACAACATCTAATACTGCATTGAATGCTCTATTACCAGCACAAACAGGACAAAATGGTAAAGTGTTAGGTACAGATGGAACAAATACGTCATGGATAACGAGTTCAATAACAAATTTATTATCATCTGCTATCAATATAATGACTAGTACAGTGAATGGTGTTGTTGCAAATGCAAACATTATAAATTCAAACGTGTTGTCATCATCTGCAAATTTGTTTACGTCTACTGTAAACGGAGTTGCCTCAGCGACTGCAGCAATTGTAAATTCCATTTCTTTAAATTCGGTTACGAATGCTCTAACCGTAACAGTAAATGGAATAGCTTCAACTGCTGTAAATATAATTAATACAAACGCGTTGTCATCATCTGCAAATTTACTTACGTCTACTGTAAACGGAGTTGCCTCAGCGACTGCAACAATTGTAAATTCCATTTCTTTAAATTCGGTTACAAATGCTCTAACAGTCACAGTAAATGGGATAGCTTCAACTGCTGTAAATATAATTAATACAAACGCGTTGTCATCATCTGCAAATTTACTTACGTCTACTGTAAACGGAGTTGCCTCAGCGACTGCAACAATTGTAAATTCCA